CAAAGGTGGTTCGATACCACGTTTCCCGCCAATTTAGATAAATACACGCCATTAGCTCAACTGGATAGAGTAGCAGATTTCTAATCTGTTGGTTGTAGGCTCAAGTCCTACATGGCGTACCATTTTTAATGAGGATAATTATGAAAACAACTAAAGAAATGATTGAAGTGATGCAGGCGCATGAAGATGGGTTTAAGATTAAATCCACACAAATTAGTGTAGGGGGATTAGGAACAATTGTTTCATCTCCTACATGGAACTGGCTTGTTTTTGACTACAACATTGTGGAGCAACAAACAGGCAGCGACAAACAGGTAGCGACATGAGTGAAAAACTAAAGCAGTACAAGACAGTAAGCATAATGTCTCCCAAATTAGCTGAACAATTTGCGTCTCACCCGAGCAAGCTTGTTTCTGTGTATATCGCTAACGATGTCGATACAAGCATAAATGGATTACATGCCAAGATTGAAATGCAACTAAAGCAGATTCATCAATGCGGCGCAGAACTAAACGAGACAACCGCTAGGCTGCAAACGCTTCGCAAAGCAATAGCGATATATTGCCGCGAGGAAGTTGATATTGATTTTGAATATGACGACGAAGCTGTTGGGTATTTCGTGGCAGAGAATAACGATGAGTAACAAGTCAGAGGTGACGGAATGATCGAATTTGAATCTACTAAAGAAATGCTTGGTCGCTCTAGGAGAGAGCGAAAAGAAACATACATTAAACTCAAAGCCGCTGAGGCTGAAATAGTACGCAGAGGTGAGTGTATGGAAGATATGTATCAACTAATGCTGCGCGTTATCGGACGTTATCAATATTTAAGATTTAGTGGGAAGTTCGACTCAGACGGAAATATAAAACCATACGTTACGGAGGTGAAATAATGTTATGCTTTAGAGATATGACGTTTTGTGATGCAAGTGATTGTTCTGATTGGGATAATTGTCACAGAGCATACACAAAAGATGTGCACACAGCGGCTTGTGAATGGATGGATAATCCTCCAATCATGCTGTTTGTTTCTCCCCCAGATTGCTACACTAAATACATAAAGGAGGAGGGGAGTGATGGAATTGTCGCAAGCAGATAAGAATGTAATTATTTTGTATGTTTTTATTGAGTTCTTAACAAAAAACGAAGCATTAGAATCATACCAAGAATATTGTGCCTACCCTATTTATTGTATTATGCGAGATATGACAGGCGAGTTTACTTTAGATAAATATACGTTTTTACAAGAAGGATTTAGTTGGGGTGGAACAAAGGAAGGAGTTGAATATTGGAGTACACTTGATGATAAGTGGCATGGTTTATACAATAAGTTGAGATTAAGGCTTAATTAGTTTAATAAATGCAAAGAGTGTTGGGCAAGCTCTTTGTTTCTTAGTGCCCAACGGGGGACACCCCTATTTCCTAGAGGATAATAATATGTCACAAACTGTAATTACTGGTAACGGTGCATTCACTCTGTCAATTCAAGGCGCTGGTGTTGAGACACCTGATGTAACCACCTACCCTACTGTCGGTGATATTCTTCGTGAGAAGGGTATTTCGGAAGACACTCCTGTGAACGCAAATGGCGTAGCCATGATGCTGGGAGATGCTATTAACGCTGGTGATATTGTCACAGTGACAAAGCCGGGCGGTGGTGCGTAGAGAGGTGCGCTAAAGCATTAACTAAATGGACGTAGAAGCCATGTTAATGCCTTTATTTTATTCTGTGAGGTTAAAGGTAATGAGCAATAAAAGTAAAAAGAGTGATAAGAAAAAGAGTGCAACACGCACTAATTATTTATTTAATGCAGACAAACCAACTATTAACTACACTCGCCGTGCGTGGGAAAAAGTTGGGCATTTAGTTTTTAATTCCCCAAACGAAGTGGGGTGGATTGAAGTTGTGGAAAAAGTACACGACTTCCTCTATCGTGTTGTTGATGCTAGGGCTATGCCTCAGGTGGGTGAACCAGCTACGTGGACACACACTATGGAAGAAAGAGCAGTGGCTACGCTAGAGTTATTGCAACGAAAGGAATTATATCCCGGCGTTGTGGATGCAGGGTTGGGTCATAGCCATGTGGATATGAATGTATATTCCTCTCCTACAGATGAGCAAGAAATGCTACGGCTTCAGGACTTCGATGCTGATGGAAATCCTGTAAGAAATTCCGATGGTGAATTGAACGTCAAATGGAATGTGCAGACAGTGCACAATAAAGATGGCGATGTATTTGCTTCTGTGTGGGATTGGGAGAATGGAAGATATTATGCAGATTGCCCCGTTGAAGTGGAAGGGGTACTTACGGAAGAAGATATTGAGGATTTGGATATGCAACTAGCTAGAGTTAGACGTGCCCCTCCTCCACTGTCATCCCTACAGAAATGGAAAGGTAATAAATGCACAAACCAAACATCGGCTGTGCCAATGACATCACAAGTGGATGACGTACTAACCCCTTGGGATTTAGACCCTGTGTACAGCAGAGATGCTTGGGATGAAGATCAATGGGATGCGTTTAATGACGGCACATCTTTAGAAACAGTAACAGCAATGGGGAGAATTGTATGAATATTATAAAAGAATACATAGAAGATATGCAGGGGATTGTAGATAAATGGCAATCATTGCTAGGGGATAGAGGGTATGAGAACATCATCCCTGCTATATCTATGGATCATAATGTAAACATGCTATTAGCTTTAGCTATAGTTGAAGAATTAGAGGAGGAGCACCCTTTATGGCATAGTGGGGTAATGGGAGCTTTGCAAAGAACTAACTCTCATCTTAGTATCACAATAAACGTAGATACTTCTAATTGGGAAGTGGGTGTTGGGGATAGTTCTGGGACGGCTAATATAGATTTCGATGCAATACGTAAGCAGATAGAGGCAGACCCTGCTGTGGCTAGACACTACATATCTATGACTACTATGTTAATGGAAGATAATCCATCTATAGTAGGGCTGATTAACATCCGCACTGATTTAATTAATAGTGTGATCGCTGTTTCTGACATCATCTTTGATGACGTGGAGACAAACATCACAACTAAGGAGGAGTATGATGCCTCCATTGCGGAAGCAAGCGATGATGATAAAAAGGAGGATGATGATGATGACACCGCAACTAGTTGATTTAGCAGAGGAAATATGCTGTGAGTTTATTGAAGATTACGGCAGTGGGTTGGCTTTTGTATATAGTGGAAAATGGGCTTCACCTATAACCGACCACATCGCAGCAAAGAGATCAACCTCTACTCCTATAACACCAGTGTTTATGAGGACTACCAATGACTAATCACTCTGTGAGTTATATACCAATACTGCCATCCCTTAGGCAATTACGAGAAAGGATGTCTAATTCTTACACACTACAACCCAGCACCCTAACTACGTTAGTAACACACGGGAAGTTGGAATTAGAAGCAGAGCTAAAAGACTACAAAGAAACATTGCGAAGAGGGGACACCCCTCCACCCCCAATAACAGTGTCTTTTCCTGACAGGATGGGGATGGTGTCTTATGTTTTGCATGAAGAAACAGATGATAGCATGTACATCTATTTTCGACACGATGAATGCGAGGCACAGGCATTCGATGGAGATGGTGATTATTACGATGACTACTATCAACCCCCTGTGTATTTTTGTGTTAATGTAAATAAAATAAGTGGGCTGAGGGTGTATAACTTATTATACTCTTCCTTTGCTATTGATGGGAGGGTGATTCCTCATTCCGGTAGCAATGGTGGGGCACACTTCGCTGTTGGTCATTGTGACGGGCATTATTCTAATGGACTATACGATGCAATAGCTTTAAGTGATTTATCTTTATTCCTGATGAAGTTTAGTGACTACATTAGAACAGGGACTAATGCTAAAGATGAATACGGATATAGTTATGAGGAGTTTACATCCAATGCGAGTATTAATAGTAGAGGTGTGAGCATTGACCGAGAAGATCAACTACGGATGGCTAAAATAATATACGAAGATGACACCCCTCCATTTAATATGGCTAGGAGAGAAGGGACAGGAGGGAGAATTAGTGCCAGCAGTCGTGAGCTATTAACTAAATTCATCATGCTATTCAGCGAAGAGAAGGAAGGGAAAGATGATTAATACAATACGTCACCAAGAGGTGTTTGATTCTCACCTATACCAGCACCTAAAGCTAGTTGTGGTTGGTGCTGGGGCTATAGGCAGTAGGGTGGCAGAGAATCTCATAAGCACAGGCTTAGAGAACATCACCTTTATAGATTTTGATAAGGTGGAGGATCACAACCTAGGAAATCAACTCTACGTACAAGAGGATATAGGAGAATACAAAGTAGTTGCTCTTAAACGTTGGGCTGAAAGTAAGATTGGCTTAATCCCTCCTAGCATGTGTTTTGTTAATGGTAGGATTGATGAAAAGAACACATCCTCATTAGTTTCTACTAATATAATTATTAGTTGCGTTGATAAATTCTCAGCACGTAAACTATTAATGACTGCAACACAGGATGTATGGGCGGACTTATTTGTAGACACACGCATGGCTTCTGGTCATGGGGATGTGTATTTAATAAACCCAGATCAACCAGAGGAAGTGGATTATTGGAACTCCACCTGTGGTAGTGATGATGACCCTGCCTATGAGGTGAGTAGTTGTGGCTCATCACTATCTGTAGGAGTGACAGCACAAACAATCGCCGCAGTTGCCTCATGGAGTGTGATGAACTATCTTAAGACAGGCTTTAAAGAGAAGCACATCCGTATGGATACAGCCCCTTGGTTAGTTAGTAGATGAAAAGATGGAGGAGGTATGAATAAGCAAACATTAAATGAGTTATTACTGCTACCAAAAGGCTCTCATCGTATCATGTGCCCCACCTGTACAGGGGGGAGGAGTAAAGAGAAATCAATGAGTGTTTTAGTGGAAAATAGTGGCGTTAGTTGGTACTGTTTTCGTGCCTCTTGCAATGAGCAAGGATCAACATCCTCCTCCATAAATAAACACACCCCCTCCTCCTCTCCTGTTACCACTAAGGCTGTTGATAAAGTTATGGTGGGGTATGGTAGGATGGCAGTGTATGACAATGATGGTGGGCACAGAGGGTGGGTGCACAGGAGTAGGAAAAACCACAAAGGGGAGTATGTGCGTACACCAAAGAGTATTAATAATTTCGATAGTGATTGGTGCGGATTACACTTTCCCTCCCATCACACAGGGGAGGTGGTGCTGTTAGTAGAGGATGTATCTAGTGCTAATAGGATGAATCCTTTTTTCCCTACAGTAGCCTTGTTAGGAACTAACTTGAATAGCAGTAAGATAGAATACATGACAGCTAATGGTATAAAACATGGTATAATAGGACTAGATGAGGACGCAACAGTGAAAGCCTGTAAGCTTGCACGGAAAGAGAGTTTTGTTATAGGTGTACATGCCCTATTAGTTGATATAAAAGATGATAGTGTGGCAGGGATGTTAGCCTTAGCCAACACATTAACAGAGAGGTGGGGAGTATGAACCAAGAACAATTAAACATAGTGAGTAGTGTATTTATAAGATGGCTCGCTCACAAGGATGCGTTAGGGGCATGGTGTGATAATAGTAACCTCTATTTGAGGGGAGAGGGGAGAGAGGAAGGTTTTCATAAGGATAGACATCCCCGCCATATCATAAATTATAGTTTTTCTTGGCTGGATACAGAGGAAGGGCTGACCTACTGGCGTGATTTAGATAGGGAATGGGGGGAATTAGCTACTCGTATAACAAGAGATAATAGATATAGAGAGGTTGGAGTCCAACTGGAGGAAGTTCCGTGGTAAGAGAGAATAGAATAATACAAGCGGCTCTACATAGTGGGGAGGCTTATTCATCTCTTTCTCCTATAGTGGAGGAGGAGGATTTTTCACGTCATGCGTGGGTGGTGTGGGAAAAAATAGTAGACTACTACGAGAGAGATGGAGATGCTACTGAAGTAGATGTAGAAATTGTTAGAGATGCATTAAAGGTGGACTATCCTAGACACTTTGAGCAGTTTGAAATAATACTATCAACAGAAGAAACTATATCCCCTCCTAATGCAGTGGCAGAATACCTGCAACTAAAAGAACAAGGGATAAAACACAGACTAGCTGAATGCCTGCTGAACGGAGAGGATAGAGGTGTCGTACTAGACTTAATGGACAGGCTAAAGACAATCACTGATGTTGAGAGTGATGACGGTATGGTGTTAGATAATGGGACAGAGATAGATGATATAATAGATAGTATATCTCCTGATAACATAATCAAAGTGCGCCCACAAATACTGGCAGATAAATTAGATGGCGGATTAGTGCCGGGAAATCAAGTTGCTATATACGCTAACACAGAAGTGGGTAAGACATTATTCGCAATCAACATGGCATGTGGGTTGTTACAAGATGGGTATCGTGTACTCTATCTGGGTAATGAGGATGCTAAGAAGATGATGTTATTACGCTTCTATTCCAATCTATCTGGCATGACAAAGCATGAAATACTAGCCACTCCAGCAAGGGCGCAAGAGTTAGCGGTAGCAGGGGGGTATAACAATCTATTCTTTATGGATGGACAGCCGGGCAGTGTGGCGGAAGTGAGGAGAGCGGTGGAGAAGTGTGCCCCGCACGTTATGTTCATAGATCAAATGGCTAACATGGAGATGCGTGACTTTTCTAAGGTGGAGAAGAACGAGGAGCTTAGTGTTGCATTGCGTAGGATAGCAAAGAGATATGAGATAGTTAGTATAATAGTACACCAAGCAGATAATGATGCACATGGAAAGCTAGTGCTGGAAAAGAATAACATGCACTATACAAATGTTGGGGTTCAGGGTCAAATGGATGTCATGATTGGTATAGGAATGAATCCTGAGTATGAACAGCAAGGGAGGAGAATGCTATCACTTACAAAAAATAAGAATAGTGGGAATCACGATGTATTCCCTATCACAATTAACCAAGACATAACAACAGTGGTAGAAGAAAGGTAATAAAGTTCATGGAAAAATAGCCAAAAAATTTATAACAACAATAGGAATATACATGACTAAGAGTGAGATGATGAAACGAATGCTATCCCCTGATGAGTACAGAGAGTGGGTGGTGCTTAAAATAAAAGAGAATCTCTTGTTGCGTATGATAAGAAAGACAGGAGATATGAAAGAGATTAAAACTATAGCCTCTCTATTAGGAGTTACAAATAGGACAGTGCTAAGAGAGTTGGCCCACATACGATATAAAATAGTGAGGTATTATGAGAGGAAAGGAGATACAACAATAGTAGATTTATTACGCCATGTCGAGGAGGTTAATGATGACACACGAGAGGTGGTGGAAGATTACGTTAATGATATAACTTGGAGGGAAGGTTGTGGATGGTAGACTAAATCAATTAAGAAGAGAAGATAAGAGTGCTTTCTTTTCAGTGGGATGGTATGTATTTATACAATGGTTGGCATCTAAAGACTTACTAGACGCATGGCTAACTGATATGCAATATAATGGTAGGGCAGATGACTTGAACCACTACCAGATTAACTATAACAATTCATGGTCTGTACTATTACATAAATCTTATTGCTGCCCAGCGTACGGAGGGCACACATTTCCTACTAATTGGAGTAGGGTGGATGATGAATGGGTTAGATTTGTACGAAAGAATTTTAGTATGGAGTGGGGATAGTGTATGGAGGCACTAGCCTTTATGAACCAACCATCTGTAGAGAAGTGGCTATCTCTACCAACAATAACATTAGATGTAGAAACCACCAACCTACGCTTTGGTGATAGCTTACATCCAGATAATAAATTAATACTAACTTGTTATAAAGAACAAGGGGGTGTCACTTCTGTGTGGGGTGATACATTAGCACTCTCTGATAAACTATTGAATACATTAGAAGGAGATGTATTATTAGTAGGGCACAACATCAAGTTTGATTTGCGCTGGTTAGCTAAGGCAGGGCTAGACCTATCAAAAGTGATGGTGTGGGATACAATGTTAGCAGAGAAGGTGTTGCTTGGTAACAACCCTGCTAACAAAGCCTTATCATTAGACGCAGTGGCTAAGCGTAGAGGGTTTAAAGGTAAAGAGCCTGTGATTGATGTGGGTATTAACATGGGTGTGTGCCCTTCCCTACTCCCCCACTCATTGTTGCAACGTAGATGTGAGTATGATGTACACACAACAGAAGCAATCATGTTACAGCAGAGGGAGGAAGCAATAGCTAATGGTAAGGTGGGGGTAGTGCTAACCCGTTGTATATTAACACCAGTGTTGGCGGACATAGAAACTAACGGGCTATTCCTAGATAGGGAAAGAGTGTACGAAGAATACAATAAGGCAAAAGTAGAGTATGCTGATGTGTGCTACCAACTGGGTAAGATTAGTGACATCAACTGGGGGAGTGGTAAGCAAAAAGGGAAAGCATTATATACAACATATAAATTCAAAGAGTTAAGGAAGTATGGTAAGCCTGTGCGTACCCCTGCCGGTGCTCCCGTAACAGATATAGATACAATCAAAGCACTAAAAGCCACCACTAAAATACAAAAGAAAATACAACATCTGCTAGTGGAACAGAGTAGTAGGAATGCACAACTAACCAAGGCACTGAATAAGTTTAAAGCTTGTGTGGATAATGATGATTTATTGTATGCTCAATTTAATCAACACATAACTGTAACGCATCGCTTGTCTTCTAATGGCACAGAGTACAGGATGCAACTACAGAATATTGCTAGAGAATTCAAAAGGATATTCACAACAAGGCATAAAGATTGGCTATATTGTGAGGCAGATGGCAGTAACCTAGAGTTCCGTGTGGCGGTGGAGCTTGGTGACGATGAACAGGGCAGGATAGATATAGCTGACCCTAAATTTGATGCACACGATCTAACTGCCGATACATTAACGGAGGCAGGACAATACACAGAGAGACAGGATGCTAAGCAGCACACGTTCAAGCCCCTATACGGAGGTAGTAGTGGCACAGAGGCAGAGAAGACCTATTATAAATCATTCAAGGCTAGGTATGGCGGTATAACTAAAGTGCAAGAGGGATGGTTGGACGAAGCCTACCGAAACAAATCTGTAGTGCTACCTTGGGGGATGGAGTTCTTCTTCCCTAACACTAAGTTCACTAGGAGTGGGTATCAAACCGATAGCACTAGCATCTGCAACTATCCTGTCCAAAGCTTTGCTACGGCAGACATAATACCTATAGCCATGACTTATCTATGGCTTGCAATAAAAGATGCAAAGCTACAAGCATTCATGGTTAATACAGTACATGATAGCGTAGAGTTAGAAGCACCCAAAGAAGAAAGAGAAGAGATTGATGAATTAATATGTCACTCTTTCTCAGAAGTATGCTATAATTATTTATATAGGGTGTATAATTATAATTTTAAAACGCCATTAGGAGTTGGCATTAAATGGGGAACACATTGGGGAGAAGGAGAAGAGAAGAAGTATGATATACCAAACGAAAACAATTAACAAAGAGAAGATGATATGAGTGAAACAACAGGTCGTGTAGATCGAATCAATGCTAAGACGGGGCAAGGGGCACATGGGCCGTGGACTGCCTACTCTCTACAGATAGATGGTAATTGGTGGAACTATGGATTTAAAGCACCGCCATGCAAAGAAGGAGACACTGTAACATATACAATGGGGAAGGATGCTAAGGGGTATGATACGGCAAGTAATGTGAGTGTCACGGCAGCCGCCCCCGCTGCCCCTACAGCCGTTGCAGGGAAAGCTCCTGTCAACACCAGAGATGTATCAATCCAATACCAAAGCTGTAGGAAGGATGCCATTGCCCTACTCCCTGTGCTGTTAGAGCAAGGGGCTTTTGTTTATCCAGCAAAAACAAAGACAGCAGATAAGTATGATCTATTGCTGGCAGTGGTGGATGAATTGACAGCACGTAACTACTTGACATTACAAGCAACTATTGACAACGGAGGAGTTGATGACGGAGATTTCATTCCCGCTCCCGGAGAGTGAGGTAATACAAGAGGGGTTGCACTACGAGTTGGTTGTGGTGTTCACCCAATACGAGGGTGTTGATAAAGCCATAGCTTCTAATTATGCTATAGTTAATAAAGAAACAGGTGTGTATGAATGGACAGGGGCTGACCTACCAAGTGGCATTACGTCATTGATTGGTATGGATAAAGCTCTATCTTCTCAACTACTTGCAATCAACAACCACAATAAAACCAAGTCTAAAGTGATTAGTATCCATTAATTAATAGGAGGGAGGGATGATTGAGTTTACAGCATGGCCTAAGATAGCTAGAGGCAATCCATTAGATGTAGTTATTACAGAGAAATTAGATGGAACTAATGCATGTATAGTTGTTGATGAAGCCACTGGTGAAGTGGGGGCACAGAGCAGGCGTAGACTCATAACTCCAACAGATGATAACTTTGGGTTTGCTTCTTGGGTGGAAGCTAACAAGCACAACCTACTACTGCTAGGAGGTGGACACCACTACGGTGAATGGGTGGGGGAAGGAATACAAGGTAATCCTCATGAGGTAGAAGGGAGGAAGTTCTTTTTGTTCAACACTCATAGGTGGAATAGAGACACCACCCCCCCGTGTTGTGATGTAGTGCCTACTTTATATACAGGGGAGCTGGAGAAAGGAACAATCTCTTTCCTCCTAGCTATGTTAGAGGAGGGAGGTAGTGTATTGGGAGGCAAGGCTGAGGGGTTTATATGTTATTCCCCGTTGTACAATAGAATGAGTAAGCACACTATACTATATTCAGGGGGTAAGTGGAATGGGAGATAGCTATGTTAGAATTATTAATTGACGCAGATAGTGCTATATACAAGGCAGGATGTGCGAACGAAGAGAGGAGCTATCATATCATTGATGACGATGATGGTAGCATTGTAGCGCAAAGGAAGTATCTAAAAGAGGCACAAGGATTGGTGTCTACATTAGGGGATGGTGCATTCTCTATTGTAAAATATAAAGAAGCAGGGCCTCTAGCCCACGCCCTATCAAATGCTAAGAGAGTTATGCAGAATGCCACCGCCCTATCTCATACAGATAGGCAGGTGTTTATATCAGGCAAGGGGAATTTTAGATATGACATCTACCCTTGCTATAAAGGAAACAGAGATGGTGGGGACAAACCAATACAAGAGCAAGAGATAAGAAACTATCTCATTAAACATTGGGGGGCACAGTGTGTGGATGGTGAAGAGGTGGATGATAGGGTTAGTTATTTGCAATGCCTATCTGAACCAAAGAGTACGTGTATTGTCAGTATAGACAAGGACTTACTTAACACTCCGGGATACAACTTTAATTATGATAAGCAAGAGTTGAAGTGGGTAACCCAAGAGCAAGCCGACTTAACTTTCTACAGACAGTTGTTGACAGGGGATAGCACCGATAATATCCCCGGAATCAGAGGGTTAGGTGTTAAGACAGCACATAAACTACTGCCAGAATGGACACCTCACCTTGAGACAGATGTAGCTGTTGTATATCAAGATAGGTATGGGGATAATTGGAAGGAGGTGATGGAAATGAATGGTATTTTATTATGGATGCGAAGAGAGCCAGATGAGATGTGGAGCGTGACAGTATGAATACATATGAGTGGTTGGAATCATTGACATTTAATGATGGGTTCGATAGAAATGGATCACACGATGCAGGGGAATACAGAGAGTATGAACATGCTTTGCGCTACTACCTAGCTGATTGGATTATGCACCAACTAGCTGAGCATATAGATGATAGGTGTAATGATATGGAGGTGAAGTGATGAAAACGGCACATGAAAAAATCAAAATAATGCAAGCGTCTGAAGATGGTGCTGAGATTGAGTACAGCCCATGCAGCGCCCCTCCCA